CGTTTAAACACGTTAAGGTTACGTGTGGCATTGTCGTGCAACACCACCCATTCGCCGCCAGATACCATGGTTATTTGCCAACAGTTACCCATATATGGTGTGGCGTAAAAATCGCTTTCCTCAGCCATTGTTTCTATAATCTTGACCGCACGTTCTCGCGCGATTGTGGTGGGGTCCATTAGTTCGTCGTTCATACTATTCTCCGTTTCTTGTTTCTGGGGGGATGGGCTAAGAACCCAGCCCAAGTATATCTAACCGCTCGGCCTCGGCCGTTTCCGGTTCTAGCCATTTTGCCATAAGCTCTTCAGCTTTCCATAGGTCGTAAGATCCGACTCTAAAACCGTCAAACTCTAACACCCAAAACCGACCCTTTTCGTTTTGGCGAATAACACCAACTTTGCCGTCTACGCGGGGGAAGGTCTTAATTGTTGCGGTGGCGTTTGACATATTTTTCTCTTGTTTCTTAATGTTGAGATTATTATGCAATAAGTTCAACTAAAAGTAAAGTACTTTTTTAAGTTATTTTACACCCTGTCCGCAATGCGAATCGCCAAAAGCTCGTCGGCGTGTAGGCAGTGGTCGTTTAAGTATTGTTGGGTTTTCTTGAATAAGTCAAGCTGGTCGGTAAATTCGACTGTGCGATACACCATACATCCCGCCTCGTCTACATGGCTTATCCACGCATAGTCGCGGTATATGTCTTCCCAAAATTCTTCTTCGGTGTATCTGCCGTCGCAGCCAAGGCAAATAGTGTAGCCACATAATTCTTGGGCTGACCTTTCGTCTTCAATTTTCGCGTCGCAAATATAGCAGTGGCTCATAATTTTCTCTCTTGTTTCTTGTTTAATTATGTATTGAACAGGTTAATCACAGGGTATTCGCCAAGAATTTCGTAGTCGCACAAGAACCCTCTGGCCGCTCCATCTATTATGGGGTTTATCTGGTATACGTCTTCGTCGTAAATAGCTCGGACTTTGCCCTTTTTAACCAGCGAACCAAGTACACCCTTAATTACGCTTTGCGAAAACATTGGGGAATACTGGCCATCTTTAAGCTGTTGGTGTAACTCAAGATTTTTAACTAAGTCGCCAACATCGCAATAACACTGGTCTTGGCAAAGTTCTACAATGGCTGTGTATACAACATGTTCCATTTTGGTTAAGCTTAACTTTCCGGGGATTGGCTCTAAGTTGTCTACCCAAACTTGTAGATATTTCCACATAGCTCGCGCGTCCATGTCACCACCGTTGGACTTTAAGTGGCCACGATTGAAGATCCACATAGTTTCTTGGTTGAACCTGTTGCGCAAACCTTCTTTGGGAATTACTTCGAAAACTTCATCTTGTGGGTCGTCGCATATTTCCGCGATCGCGTCTAAGCGTCTCTGTCCTAATACGACCTTGGCTTGTTTGATGAACTTTGACATATTCTTGTTTCTTTATTTACTTAACTTGCAACCATTGTACTAAATGTTCAACTAAAAGTAAAGTACTTTCTTATTATTATTTTCGCTTATATATAGGGAGAGGATTTTAACTTTTTTATTTTGTTAAAAGTCGGATTCGTAGTAATAAGGTAATAGGTTGTTGTAGATTGTAGTTGTAACAGTGACTATGGACTATTAGCTATGGTTATTACAACACCTATTAGTGAAAGTGTTAATAGTGGATTGTTAATGGTTTTTATTTACGATAGCGCGAGAATTAGTTTAGGATACGCAACAACACCGTATCTATTGACTATATAGTACAGGAGGCGTGGTATTACTAGGAAAAATCCGGATGAGCTTACACCCAAACAGGAAAGGTTTGCACAGGAAGTTGTAAAGGGAACCAGCTTAAAAGAGGCTGCCCTTTTAGCAGGGTATTCGCACAAGAATGCAGGTAGGGCGGGAACGTATTTAATAAATAATGAACAAAAGGTTATGGACAGAGTTTCCGAACTTAGGAATCGGGCAGCAGCCAAGACAACCTTAACCTTGGCAAAACATTTAGACAACCTAGAAACCTTGCGAAACCATGCGGTAGAAAATGGCGCGTATGGTGCAGCGGTGACAGCCGAAATAAGTAGAGGCAAGGCAGCGGGATTGTATATAGACCGCAAAGAATTATTGGTGAATAAAGTTTCGACAATGTCCCGAGACGATATAGTCCGCAGAATAAAAGAAATTCACGACGCGACTGGACTACAGCTACCACACACCATGGACCATGGCCCATTGACCCTAGAACATGAATCCGATTCCTAGGATCCCTATTGCTAGATGCAAACGCCAATGACCAACATGCATGATGATGACCCCCCAGTGCAAAGTGACTCGTTTAAAAATATATCTGTGCTGGTTCCCAGTCCTTGTTCCATGAAAATTTTGCAACAAAAATTTTATTCATATGACTAAGCCTCTGGCACACATTCCTGAAGAGTTGTTGATGGAACATCTTCAACTATCAGAACGCCTCGCGGAATTAGAGGAAAGGGAAGAAGTTCAAAATGACTTTATGTCATTCGTCAAAATGCAATGGCCAGACTTTATAGAGGGAGAGCACCATAAGATAATGGCACGCGCCTTCGACAAGATTGCATCAGGAGAGTTAAAGAGGCTGATTATCAACATGCCTCCTCGCCACACAAAATCAGAGTTTGCCTCTTACTTATTTCCTGCTTATCTGGTGGGACGTAACCCAGCGTTGAAGATTATACAAGCCACCCACACTGCAGATTTGGCGGTGCGCTTTGGTCGGAAGATCAGAGACCTTATTGATTCAACACAATATCGACAGGTATTCCCTCAAGTTGAACTAAACCCCGATAGTAAGGCGGCGGGACGATGGGAAGTGAGGACAACCGATGGCCAGATGAACGGCGAATACTTTGCGGCGGGTGTCGGAGGCGCTTTGGCAGGAAGAGGCGCGGATCTGTTCATTATCGATGACCCACACTCAGAGCAAGATGCAATGAGTAATACTGCTTTAGACGATGCATACGAGTGGTATATGACAGGACCACGGCAAAGACTCCAACCAGGAGGAGCCATTGTTATTGTCATGACTCGTTGGTCAAAGAAAGACATTGCTGGGCGCGTTGTAAAGAAGATGATGGAGGATGAGGGCGCAGATCAGTGGGAAATTATTGAGTTACCCGCGATACTACCCAGTGGGAATAGCCTTTGGCCTGGATATTGGCCATTAAAAGAATTAGAGTCGATCCGTGCATCTATTAGCCCCTCTAAGTGGGCAGCTGAATATATGCAAAACCCCACTGGAGAGGGCGCATCGATAATCAGCCGCGATTGGTTTAAGATTTGGCCCAATACTGCACCCCCACAAGTCTCGTACATTATACAAAGTTATGACACAGCGTTCTTGAAGAGTGAACGATCTGACTTCACGGCGATAACTACGTGGGGAGTATTCCACCCAGAAGGGAAAATACACGACGAAGAGTACGGGGGGCAGGAAGCGCATATTGTTTTGTTGAATTGCGTTAAACAACGATTGACTTTCCCCGAGCTAAAGGAGAAAGCATTAGAGGAATATAGTTATTGGGATCCTGACACAGTCATAATAGAGGGAAAAGCTTCAGGAATGCCGTTGACCCAGGAGCTAAGAGCCATGGGCATACCAATCCAAAATTTCGTACCTAGCCGTGGCGCTGACAAAATAGCGCGGTTGAACGCCTGTACTCCTCTATTTAGTGGCGGGTATGTATGGGTTCCGGAAACTCGGTGGGCTGAGGAGCTTATGGACGAGGTGACCGACTTCCCTAATGGTGAACATGACGACCTAGTCGACAGCACAACCCAAGCATTAATGAGATTTCGTCAGGGAGGGTTTTTGAACTTGTCTTCCGATTACCAAGAAGAACGCTCCTATAGAAGAAAACGTATTTACTATTGAATAAGAGGCGAATAAAGTACGCCCACTAACATGGAATTTGATCTATGGCCATAGAAAAAGCTCTCCCCAATGTTCCTGTAGCAGAAGCACTCGAAATTGAGATAGAAGACACCAGTGAAGTTCTCCCTGAGGGAATAATTATAGAAGGTGAAGAGGAATTAGAAACAATACTTGAGATTGTACCTGACGATCCTGCCAATTTCTACAATAATTTGGCCGAAGTAGTAGATGAAAGTGAATTAAAACGCCTTGCACTAGATCTCGTTTCCGATTTTGAGGAAGATGAAGCTTCTCGAGAAGATTGGATGAAGGTTTTTTCTGATGGGCTAGACCTATTGGGCATCAACACTGAGGAAAGATCCGAGCCATTTGAGGGTGCAAGTGGTGTGGTTCACCCATTATTGTCCGAATCCGTGGCACAATTTCAAGCACAAGCGTATCGAGAGCTTTTACCCGCTGAAGGACCAGTTCAGGTTCACATAATCGGCGACGAAACCAAAGAGAAGGTGAAACAAGCGGAAAGAGTACAGGATTTCATGAATTATGAGATCACATACGCTATGGAGGAGTATGATCCAGAGCTAGATCAGATGTTATTCTACCTACCGTTGTCTGGAAGTGCCTTCAAAAAGGTCTATTATGACGAAGCGTTGGGTCGACCAGTCAGTAAATTCATTATGGCTGAAGATTTCATTGTTTCTTACGCCACACAGAACCTTGTTGAGTGCCCGAGGGCTACACATGTCATAACTATGACTGATAATCAGATTAGAAAGAATCAATTGTCAGGAATGTACCGCGATATTGACTTTGGATCTCCTTCTGCTGCGTACGAGGACGAAACTGGTCAGGTAAAACAGAAGATTGACAAGGTTATAGGTGTTTCTAAGCCAGATAACGCAGACACATACACTATATTAGAGATGCATGTGGATTTGGACCTAGAAGGGTTTGAGGATATACAGAATGGAGAGCCAACTGGTATAGCTCTCCCCTATATAGTGACAATTGTCAGAGAAAATGCCCAAATCTTGTCAATTAGAAGGAATTGGAACCAATCTGACGAATTAAAGCGGAAAATACAATACTTTGTTCACTATAAGTTCCTCCCCGGACTAGGTTTTTATGGTTTTGGTCTAATCCATATGATCGGAGGGTTAAGTAAGTCGGCAACCTCCATACTCAGACAGCTTATCGATGCGGGAACACTCGCTAATCTACCTGCTGGGTTTAAGGCGCGTGGATTACGCATTCGCGATGACGATGAACCAATACAACCAGGAGAGTGGCGTGATGTTGATGCACCAGGAGGTGCGTTACGTGATGCATTAATGCCTCTTCCATATAAAGAGCCAAGTGGTGTATTGTCACAATTGCTTGGGCTATTAGTTGAAAGTGGCCAGCGGTTTGCGAACATCGCCGACATGAAGATTGGTGATATGAACGGTGAGATGCCTGTTGGCACCACCGTTGCGTTACTTGAACGAGGCAGTAAGATCATG